TATTGTTTTTTTATGGGTGGGTCATCATTATTATATATATTAATATACAATATATACAATATAATAATAATAATAAGAAATATAACAATATCCATATAAATTATATTAGATAATAAATTTATTTAGCCCAATTATAATTATAAATAAATTTTATTTGTTCTATTATTTTATATGAACTAAGTTTTTTATTATATGCTATTTCATCTGGTATAAAATATAATATATTATTATCATTATGTAAATAAGATTTATAAATTTTATTAACTTTTGGTATTATTTTTAATATAATATTCTTATATACTGTTTTATTTATATCTACCCAATTAATACCATCAAATAATAAATATATATTTAATAATTGTTTTGGTATTATTTTTAATTCATTTGTGTCATCACATGGTATTAAAGTAAAACAATTCCAATTAAATATAGTATTATGTGTTATATCTAATTTACCAGATATTATTTTTTTAATATCATTATAATTTTTATTATTAATATTCATAACCCATAATATTTGTGGATACCATTTAACTGTATCTGTTGAATTAATAAAACTAGTTAATAATTGATTTTCAATACTTATTTTATCTTTTAAAATATCAAAAGTATTTATATATGAATCTATATTAGAATTAATAGTTATATAATGCATTTTTCTTAAAATTAATTGTCTTTCATAAATTGTTGTATTTGGTATATTAATATCTAAAATTAAATATAAATTTAAATCTTCAATATATTTAGCTTTAATTTCATATTTATATAATTCATTACTAGGTGGATAAATATATAATGGTAACATATTTACTAAAATACCAGTTGATTTTTGTTTTATTATAAAAATTTTATTTATAATATTTTCCAAAGGTAATAAATATCTTGGTGTTTTTAAATTAAATTCATTTATTTTAATTTGATAGTTTATTGAACCGTTTTTAAGAACTTGATATTTATTATTTGGTTTATAATTACATAACTCATCTAAAATTAATTTAAAATTATATTTAAAATATTCTCGTTTTATTCTAATTTTACGTTTTATACAACATCTTAATAAATGTAATATTTTATTTATTTTAATATTATCTAAAATATTATGTTCAATTAGTGGTATACCTTTAGTTTGTATATTATAATAAAAAATAAAAAATTTTGTATATTTTATTAATGTAGATATATTAATGATACTATATATATTTTTATTAAGTTGCAAATATTTTGATATTATATTATTTTTAATATAATATTTAAATATACTATTAAGTATTATATTTTTATCATATAAAATAACAATATTAGCCTCCAATTTTGATAATATATATATATATTGACTATTTAATATACTATAATCTAAATTAAATATTTTAAATTTATCACTGGGAAAACCATTTAAATTACATAATATTGTAAAACTATTTTTTTCATTTTGTGTTTTTAAATTATCATAAAATATTTCTAACTCCTTAATATTTACATTCTTAATATTTAAAATAAATGTTAAACTTTCAAAATTTAAAATATCATAATAATAATATTTGGATAAATGATTAATTAATATTATACATTCTGAATTACGAATCATTATTGTATAATATTTAGATAAATCATATTTATTAGCTAGTAATTTTAATCTTTTTAATACATATTTATAAGGGATATTTGAATTTATTAATTTAACTATTATATCTGCATCAAATTCTGTATTATTATCAGATATTATTGTATCTTTAATAAATTTATATATTCTATCATCTGAATTAATAATAGATAATTTTAATAAGTTACTATAAATTGCATATGGTAATATTTTATTTTTATGAAATTTCCACCAAAATAAAAAAGATTGATACGTACATTTACTTGTTATATTGAATAATATATTTATATTTTTATATTTATCAATTAATAATTTATTTTTAATTTTTTTTAAATATAAATGACCTAAATTAACACTACTAATTGCATTAATTATATTGAAATTATCACAACATAAATCTAATTCAAATGGTACGTTTTTAATAATATTAGTTATTAAAAATATTAATGGTATATAATATGTATGCTTATATGTATAATAATTATTACTATAAAATATTTTAACTAAATTATGTAATATTAATATTATGCTATCATGATTTAATAATAATATATTACTTATGTCATAATATTTCAAATCAATAATATTATTACTAATAATATCATTAATAATATTATTAGTAATTTGGTAATCAATTATATTAATATCAATATAAGTAGGACAATTAAAAATCCATTTATCAGCCCACCCATCTAATAAAGGATTTGATTGCATATCTATTACATTATTTGATTGTATATCTATTACATTATTTGATTGTATATCTATTACATTATTTGATTGTATATCTATTACATTATTTGATTGTATTTCATTCATAATATTTTATACTTATTTGTTTTTATATATTTAAATAATTTATTAATTATTTAAATATAACATTATTAATTTTAAATTTTTATTCTTAATTTGGATTCCATAATACCATTTTGTTTTAAATATTCAAATACATAATCTTTTTGATTACCTTGAAAATGTAATACTTTAATTTTACCAGTTTCTTTTACTAATTCTTTAATTGAACCATTACAACCTTTTTTCTTTTTTATTATTTTTAAATGATCTTTAAGTCCCATTTCATCAATATCCCAACCGTGTATATATGTATTTGTTTTTCTTCCTCTATCTTCAGACCATATTTCTATAATATTATTTGATTCAAAATTCTCCATATATTATATATATTGTTTCTCTTTTAATCAGTTTAATATATAATATTATAAAAAGAAATTATTAATTAATATTAATGTTTAGTAATTCAATTAATATTAATAATTCAGATGATATAAATTATCGTTATAAAATGCAAAAAGTATCCTTAAAAATGACTGGTACCGGTAATGGTATGTTTACAACAATAAATAATATGGATAATATAGCATGTGATATTAATACTCCACCAGAAATTATTTATAAATTTATATCATATACTTTAGGTTCATCATTTAATGAAAAAAAGAAAACATTAACAGGACATCATTATAATATTCAAGATATAATATTTGAATATATTAATAATTTTGTTATTTGTCCTACTTGTGGTATACCAGAATTAATTTATGAATTAGATAAGATTACTTTAAAAAAAGTAAATTTAGTATGTAAATGTTCGGCGTGTGGTAATATTAATACTATTAAATCAACAAATAAAATAACTGAAAAATGTATAGATACAATTACAAAATATTTACAAAAAGAAAATATATGGATTAAAAATAAAGGTAAAATGGTATAATTTAATAAAACAGTATAATTTAATAAAACAGTATAATTTAATTATAATGATGGGAAAATAGTTAAATCAATATTAAATGTATTTGATTTATTTTTTTTATTTTTATATTCATCTGAAAAAAAATAAGGCACTTTTCTGGGATTAAATATTCTTTTATTTAATTCTATATGTTTTTTAATTGGTTGTTTATTTTCTAATATTTGTTGTTTATCTAGTGTTCTTCTAGAAACAAATTTTTTAGGTTTTAATTCATTTGTTTTAGTTTCCATTAAATTATTTAAATCACTAAGCGTTATATTTTTTTTTGTTTTATTATCTTTTTTAATTTTAATATCTTTTTTATTAGTTTCATTTGTAAAAATATCAAACATATCATTATTTAATATTTTATTATTAATAATATTACGTATTTTTAATTCTTCTTCTTTAATATATTCATCATTATCATCATCATTATCATCATTATCTTCTGTATCTGAATAAATAGGCATTCCATATTGGTCTATTTCTTTAAATTTTTTAATATTTAATTTATTATATTTAGTATCATAATGATTATAATTAGTATTATAATCATCATCGGTATCATCATCTTCATCTGAAGAAATAGGCATCCCATATTGATCTAATTCTTTAAATTTTTTTACTCCTATAATATCGTCATCTGATAAATATTCATTTTGTCTCATATATACTAAATATTTTATATATATTTAAATATTTATAAAAAAAGTTTAAATATTTAAATATATAATATTAAATATTATTTCTACTCATTATATATATATAATTATGGCAAGCGAAAGTACAGTTACATATCGTTATGAACAGAGTTATGCTTTTAAAAAGAAAGGTGTTAAACATAGTATTAAAGAACAAGTTATTGATGGTGCTAAGGGTCTTACAGTAATGTATCTAGAAAAAACAGGTGATGATTTTTATAGAATGTACGCTAAAGAAGATGAAAACAATAAAAATTCTTTTGAATTAGAAGAAAAGAAAGGTGAAGCCGATGAACCTAAAAGAACTATTAATGAAAAAGAATTATTAAAGTTATTAAAAGATAGAAAATTAGAAACTATGATTAATTATATTACTAAAGAAAGAGGAACTTATAAAATTTTAAATCGTATTAGTGGTGGTGCTAGAAAGGCATCGAAGAAAGCATCCAAGAAAGGCTCAAAGAAAGCATCTAAGAAAGCCTCCAAAACAGCACCAAAGAAATCATCCAAGAAAGCCTCTAAGAAATCATCCAAGAAATAAATTATTTCTATTATATATTAATGATACCAGATAATAAATGTATTATTACTTCAAAATATAATTATAATTTATCAAATAATTATATACCTAAAAATATTATTCAAACTTATAAACATAATTACATAAATATTAATATTTATAACAATATACAGAATGTATTAAAAAAAAATAGTAAATATAACTATATATTTATTACTGATATGGATGCGTATGTGTTAATTAAAAATAATTTTAATCAAAATACACTTGAAGCCTTTAATAAAATTAATATTGGTGCTTGTAAAGGAGATTTTATTAGATATTGTGCATTATATATTTATGGAGGCATATATATGGATATGGATGGAAGTATTGAAATATCATTAGATGATTTTATAGAACCTGATAAAAAATTTATATTTTTTTATGATTATAATTTTAATATGCATCAATATTGTTTAATAACACAAAAAAATAATATTATATTTAAATATGTTATTGATGAAATGGTAAAACGTATCAATAACAACGAACTTAACATTTTTATAGCTACAGGACCTACATTATTTACTGATGTTATTTATAATCTAATTAATAAAACAAATATTTATAATACAAATATAAATGTTGATAGTAATGATAGAAAACAATGTTTCATTAATAATAAATATTTTATGAATGGGTTAATATTAAGTGAAGACGATAATAATAATAAATTTTTATTTAATATGACAAATTATAATAATAATTTACTTTATGAAAATAATGATAAATATGAAGTTACATATAACAAACCAACACCGAATTTATATAAATAATTATATGTTATCTTTAATAATAAAAATTGAAAATTTAATTATTTAATAAGTCATTTATAAAATATAGTAACTATAATAAGTCAAAGAAAAAACAAAAAAACTCAAAAATATGTCAAGAATTAATAACAACAAAAATATGTCAGTCAGTGTTTCCAACAATATCGCACCAATTATGGGTCGTGGTATTTTTGCAGACAATAAACAGTCTAATAGACCAGTTAATAATCAGTCTAATAGACCAGTTAATCAGTCTAATAGACCGGTTAATAATCAGTCTAATAGACCAGTTAATAATCAGTCTAATAGACCAGTTAATCAATCTAATAGACCTGTTAATCAGTCCAATGGACCAGTTAATAGGTTTAACAACAAACCAACAATAAAACCTATAGTTTTGTCAATTATTCCTGAAAATGGTAATTTAATTACCGTATGTCAATACAATTTAGCAGATAATTGTGGTAGGGAAAAATATACTGATTCAAAAGGTATTAATTATTGCCTCTTTATAAATCGTAATGATAATACAGTAACCCCACAAATTCATCTTAATGAAATACAAAAAAATACATGTTATAATGTATCAGATTGTAATTATTATAAAAATACACCCTTTATTTGTGATAAAGGATACACTCCTGTTGAATGTATCAGAAATAAATGTTGTTGTAATAATACATTATATGGTAACTGTAATTTTAAAAATAAATGTAGTAAAAAACATAACCCAAACACCAGAAAAATTACAGAACAAGAGGCTACTTATGGAAAATGTAACAATTTTGGTAATGGTAATTTTTGTGTAAAGATTAAGGGGTGTCCCTATTCTCATAGAAATCATTGTTTAACAGAACAAAAAGGTAATCCTTGTATTGATTTTAAATGTAAAATGGTACATCAAGGACACAAAAAACTGTCATTAATGGAAAAAGAAAATATTAAAGAATATAAAGTTGAATTAGATAGTAAATTAATAAAAAAAAATAATTTAATTATTAATATGGACTGGAAACAATATTGTATCCCTTGTAGTGATACATCTTATAAGATGTATATAAAATCACAACCACTAATATTAACAAAAGATAATGATTTAACAAATATTATTACAGAAAATAATGCATCATTAATTAACCAACAAAATGAAAAAAATAAAATTAATGAAGAAAATAAAACACCTAAAATTCATCATCGTAAAAAAAAATATCTTAAAAATATTAAATTAAGCAATGAAGAAATTAATATCTGTTTAACAAATATAACTAATAACATTATAACTGATGAATCATATATTAAACCAAATATTAAAAATAATTATAATAACGTAAAAAAATATAATTATTTTCAATACCTTGAAGGTATTGATAATAATTATACAAAAAATAATAATTCTATTGAAGATATCAAAGATAATAATATAAAAAATACTAATTATATTGAAGATATTAAAGATATTACAGATAATAAAGATATCAAAGATAATAATATAAAAAATACTAATTATATTGAAGATATTAAAAATATTAAAGATATTACAGATAATAAAGATATTAAAGATAATAATTATATTATACAACCAGAAACTAATACATTATATAATAAAGAATATACTAAATATAATAATCAAATTATAAGAATTTCAAATAAAATGAATGTTTTTAAAAATAATACAATTAAATATAATAAATATAAAACAGAATTATTAAAAATAAAAAATAATTTTGAATTATATATTAATACTCTTAATACATTTAATACCGTATCTAATAAAAAACAAAAAGAAACTAAAAAACTAATTGATGTATTATATGGCACATATGAAACATCAATTACTGAATTAGAAGCCAATGTGGATAAAGAAAAAAATAAAGATGATGATGATAGTGATGATGAAAGCATTGATGATGATGATAGCGATAGTGATGATGATGATGATGATGATGATGATGATGATGATGATAGTGATAGTGATAGTGATAGTGATAGTGATTAAGTTATTAAGAAGACAAAGTTAAATATTATTTTAAAATTTTTATTTTTTTATAAATAAATTATATTTGGATCATCAATAATATTATTTCTAATCAGTAAACCGATGGTTTCATTAAATGGAACTGGTTCTGTTACAAGTATATCATTACAATTTATATCTTTTAATGAATACAATTTAGTCATATAATTTACTATAGTACTAATTATACAAAGATCTAATTTTTTTATATTGCCAATAGTTATACCACAACATTCATATTCTGGTATTTTATCATTACTATTTAATAGATTATTTAATGAAATATTATTAATATCATATGGTCTATTGTAATTTAGATTTAAATTAAATATATTAGTTTCATCAGGTATTATTTTTTTTATAGAATCTAACATTGTACTATCTGATACTTGTGCCATAATATCTTCAACTGGTTTAATTGTTGTATCCATCGGTTTATAATATGTATTTATAAATCCTTCTGTTTGAAATGTATTATCTACTTGTGTATCATTATTTATTGTTTGAAATGTATTATCTACTTGTGTTGTATTATATACTGTTTGAAATGTATTATCTACTTGTGTTGTATTATCTACTGTTTGAAATGTATTATCTACTTGTGTTGTATTATTTACTAAATCTAATGGTATTATTACATTACAACTATTAATAGATATAAAATTATAATATGTTAAATGTAATTCTAAACCAACTGGTTTATTATTCCATAATAATTTACTTTTACGCCATTCAACATTTGTTAAATTATAATTACTATTATCAATATCAATTGTATGTAATAAAGGATCAATAATATCCTGATAAATTGCATAATTATTATTATTTAATGTATTTATATTTATTGTATTATTTAATTTAATTTTTTTATTACAACGAGGTAAGCTTGTTATTTCAATTAATTTAGTTTTATTTGTATTGGAATCATAACATTTATACATACTCATATTTTCATATGAAGTATTAAATATTATTAATATTAAAATAATCAATATGATTATAATAATTATTTTAATCATTATTATAGACATAGATTATAATTTACACAATTAGTATATTTATAACATAAAATTATAATCATTTATATAATTAAAATTAATATTAGTGTTATTAGATAAAATTATAATATATGTATTTTGAATAGTTTTATTTTTATATAATTTAAAATTATGATCTAAATATGTAAAATCATCTTTATAAATTAATCTTAAATCAATAAAAAATTCAGATTCTTTAATTTCATCAATAATTTCAAACTCCCCATAATCAATTTTATTTACTTGATTTAATATTTCTTGTCCTTTTTTATCCCAAACAGGGATTGTCATAATAAAAGTTAATATTTTACTATTTTCTTTTGCATTATTTAATAAATAAAATAATTTTCTAATTCCATATGTAATAATATCTTTTTGATAAGGTGGATTAAAACTATATGTTCCTTCAATTAACTTCATATTAAAAAAATTACCTTGAGAACCAAAATATTGTTCCATATCATAATAAATAGAACAATATTTTGATAATGTTGAATTAATAGCCGATGAAAAACATTCAAATTGTAAATTATAATCATTTTTCATATTTTGAATAATATTTGGTAAAATACCTAGTTGATGATTATTTGAACCCAATAATTGATATCTAAATATTATAATCCAAATTATAATATCCATATTTTTTGGATTACCAGAATAATTATTTTGTAATTTAGTATAAACATCAATAGGAATTAAAATATTATCTAAAATATTAATTAATCGTTTATCCTTAATACCAAATGATACACTAATTTTAAATTTATAAAAAAATATATTATTATTATCTCTTTTTTGGGTATATATTTTTTTAATAATTTTAAAATTATCTTTTGAATTAAAATAGAATGCTGATATTTTATATTTATTTAATATATCAATTTGTATTTTAATAAATAATTGTATTTCTTCTATAATTATATCAACTATTTCAATAGGATTTGTTATTTTATCATCATATTTACAAAAATCAAGTAATGTTATTTTTAAAGGTTCTATATTATTAAAATTATCAGGAAAAAAAGGATCATTATTATTTATTTCAAATGCATATAATGTAAACATCCATGAACTTAATAAATTAGTTAATGTTCTTGAATATGATTTTTTTAAACTGAATATATGTGTACCTAATTTATTTATAATAATATGTATAAACATTTTAATAATTTGACAATAAATTTTTCCTCTATATAATTCTAATATAGGATTAATATTACATTTATTTTTAAAAATAATTTTATTATTTGTATTATTCATTGAATTAATTGTATCGTTCATTAAATAATTACTATAAATCTCTTTTATATATATATAATAATCAATTTATATATATATTATAACAATCCATAAAATATTGAAATTTTATTATTTTATATAGTAAGTAATTAATTATATTATGGCAATAAAAAGATTACAAACTGAATATTCACAATATATGAAAGATATTAACGTTCATTATAGCATTAAACCAGATAATAAAAATTTTTTAAAATGGGATATTTTATTATTTGGACCTAATGAAACTATTTTTGAAGGGGGTATATTTAAATGTCAAATAACATTTACTAGAGAATATCCAAATAAACCACCAGAATTTAAATTTATTGATAATATATTACATCCTAATATTTATAAAGATGGTAAAGTATGTATGTCAATACTCCATGAAGGGGAAGATCTATATGGTTACGAACATATATCCGAACGATGGAACCCATCACATAGCGTTAATTCAATATTAATGAGTTTAATATCATTATTAACAGAACCTAATTTTGAATCACCAGCTAATGTGGATGCATCTAGATTATGGCAAGATGATTATAATGAATATAAAAAGATTATATATAAACAAATTATTTTATCATAAAATATTTTTACTATAAATCATAATTGGTTTATAGTAGTATAAAAAATTGATAATATAACTATTTAAAAACATATCATTTATATCTTTTAATGTTTAATACACAAAATATTACCACAAATTATACAGAATTTATACCAGCCAATTTAACTTTTACCAAACTAGAAGAAAATGACCGTTCCAATGGACAATTAATAGGATATCCTAGATATTCATCAAATGGTTCAGAATCTAGTATTGAAATCCAATTACCTTGGATTAAATTAATAACTTATGGCGTTCCAACAATCAATGATAAAACAAAAAAATATTATAAAACTGATAATGATAGGGCTCATCTTAGATTACCATTAGATTTACAAAATCCTGAAGTTTTAGATTTTACAAATAAATTTAAAGCATTAGATGCAATAATGGCAGATCCTGAAATGGCTAAAAAATTATTAGGTAAAAATGCAAAAAAATATAAATATCAACCAATTTATAGAGAAGCACAAGTAGCTCAAGTTGATGATGATGATGATTCAGAAGAAGATACAAAAAAATCAAGTAAGAAAGATAAAAAACCAACATTTAATAAACCACCTTATATTAAACTTAAATTAGACTTAACATGGCCTGATTCAAATGTAAATGTTAAAACTAAAGTGTTTGAATCATTATTAGATACAACAACTAATAAACGAACCAGAACTAAAGTTGAAATTTCTTCTGTAGATGATTTTGCAAATATAGTAAGATATCTTTCAACAATTAGATGTATTATTAAACCATTTAAAATTTGGGGACATCCTACAAGTAAGAAAGATCCTGAATATGGTATTGGTTGGAAAGTTGTAAGAGTTGAAGTAGAAAAACTTGCAAGTAATTCTAATTTTAAATCATCAAACTCAGACAGTTTTATTGATTCAGATTCTGAAGATGAAATACCAAAAATTAATAAACAAGTAGATACAAGTAATAAACAAGTAGATACAATTACTAAACAAGTAGATACAATTAATATTAATAAAGATGATGAAAGTGATGATGAAAGTGATGATGATAGTTCAGACGAAGAATTTGTAATGGCATCTACTAATAATAATACTACAAATAAAATTGTTGAAGTAGATTCATCAGATGATTCAGATGAAGAAGAAGTTCAAAAACCAGTTAAACAAGTTATTAAAAAAGTAGCTAATAAAGGTAAGAAGTAAATTATTTATTTAATAAAAAGTAAATTATTTATTTAATAAAAAGTAAATTATTTAATAAAATTTATTTAATAAAAAGTAAAAAATTTATTTAATAAATATTTAAACGATAAATATTATATTATTTTAATATGTTAGAACCATATAATATTAAAATAATAGATTTTAAAAACATTATTATAAAAAAAACAAAAACAACTAATAATAAACAAATATTTTTTTTAAAATACAAAGATAATAAAACTAATAATTTTGTTATTCAGTTATCTAAATTAATTAATAATAATATTATAAGTAGTAATGAAATTGAATATGAAATTAATAATACTAAATTAATTGATTTTTTAAATAAACTAGATGATCATATAATTAATATAGGTAAAAATAATGCGGATGAATGGTTTAAACATTTAGTTGATAAATCAACAATTAATTATCAACGGATTATACAAGATAATAATACTATAAAATTAAAAATATTTGATAACGAATCATTAAAAACTGTAGTATCATTAAACGGTGATTTAATTTTAGATTTTAATGATATTGATGTTGATGTTACCCAAGCTAAAGTTATATTAGAAATATATGCAATATGGATAAAAAATAATAATTTTGGTTTATTAGTAAGACCAATAAATATTAATATTACATACAATGAAGCTAAATTATATGATTATAAATTTTTAGAAGAAACAGAAGAAAATAAAACAGAAAATAATCTATTTATTAAAAATATACAATTTGATATACCAAGTTATTCTCTTACAACTTCTGATGATAATGAATTAAATATAAATAATTTTATTATGAATGATTAATATTTAAATATTTAAAGGTTTTATAACTTATTATTTTATATAAAATGAATATTGAATTAAATAATAAGATGTTTGCATTAATTCAAATAAATTCCCAAGAAAATATGTTATTAAAATCAGTTGAAATATTTTACAATACATTAAATTATATTAATGATTTTATAACAATAATTAGTTCAAATTCAAAGATATCAATACGTTTAATAGATTATTTTGTAACTAAATATTCTAAAAAAAATAAAATAAATTATAAAATAAATGAAGATACATTTAATATATATCAATCATATAAACAACAATTAAAATCTTTTCAAAAAAAAAATTTTGATCCTTTTGCACGAGGTTTAAGAATACCATATTGTATTGGTGGTTCATGGGTTATAACAACAATAGGACAATTAAATTTTTTTAAATGGTTTATTTCTAAAAATATTTTAGAATATGTTAATAAAAATAAAGATATTATAGAAAATGATATGAATAAAAATAAAAAAATAAAACTAGATATTAAAATTAAAAAGAATAAAATTTATAAAAAAAATAATTTAAAAATTTTAAATAATATGACATGCCATAAAATGTCTAATGTTAAAGTAAAAAATAATATATTAGTAACCTTTTAAATTATATAAAAATTGTATAATTTAATCTTTTTAAATTATATAAAAATTGTATAATTTAAAAAGATTAAATTCCATTAAATAAATAATATCATCTAAAAGCATTTAAATTTTATCATCTAAAAGCATTTAAAAAATTGATAAGTATTTATATTAATACCTATTCATAACTTATAATGGAAACCATTAACAATATTAATAATAAATTAAAAAAAGAACTTAAACAAGCTAAAATTCAAAAAGCAAAATTACAAGAACAATTAGAAGCCGTATCAGTCAGTTCTGACTCTGATAGTGAAACAGAAATAGATGGTTCAGATGTTTCTTGTGATGAATCATCTGATAGTGATGATGATTCGTATATTGAATATGCATCTGCGGATGAATCAAACGTATGTATGGAAGAACACGAAATAAATAATAAAGGTAAAAAGGAAACATTAAAAGAAAAACTTAAAAAGTTATCATTTGATGAAATGTTTTTAGAAATAACAAATATTATTAATGAAGAGATACAATTAGAATCTGAAGTATCAGAACTTAATAAACAATTAATTATTAAAGAAAAAAGAAAAAATGTAATTAGAAAACAAAAAAATAAACTGTTAGTATTATTCCCTAAAATATATATTGATGGATGTAATAAAGCTAGAAAAGAAAAGAAGAAACGAATTAATAAATCACAAAGTGGAATTTTAAAAGAAAATGCGGTTCCATCTATATTAATAAAATTTCTTAAAATTCCAGAAGATACCCTATTAATGCGACCCAAAGTATTCAGTTTATTAAATAATAAATTTAAAGAATTAGGACTAAAAAAAGGACAGGATACAATACTTGATAAAGAAACTGCAAATCTTTTTGGTTTGCCAGTAGGTCATATTATTGGTTTTAGAGATTGTCAAAACTTTCTAGCCGGTATATATAGAGATGCAAAACCAGTTCCAGCTAGTTTAATGAAGTTCCTTAAAATTCCAGAAACTACATTACGTTCAACGGTATTAAGTTTATTAACTAATAAATTTAAAGAACTAGGACTAACAAAAGAAAATGAAACAATACTAGATAATGAAACTGCAATATTATTTGGTCTTACTGAAGGTCATATTATTATAAATTATCATACATTTTTAGCGGATATATATGGTGATCCCAAGAAAAAAGAAATAAAAATAGAAACAGAAAATAATGAAGTATTATAACAATTCAAATAAAGTCATACGTGCCGAATTAAAATCAATAAATTCATTTAACTCATTTAACTCATAAATTGATATTAATTTAATTAATTTACTATAATTTATGGATTTTAAAAATATATCATCAAATAATATTTCATTAAATACTATATTAGTATTAATAAAATATTCAAATATAAATTTTTTTAATATAAAGTAAGAATATGCCGGTGATTTTTGTATTATTATATTATTACTTGTTTTATTCAAATGACAGGCTATAAAATTAGCTTGATTATAAATAAATTTAATTTCATAATTTAATATACTTTTTATTTTTTTATTTGTAATTAATGATAAATAAATAATATTATATATAATTGCTTTAAAATCAGTAATAGCCTCAAAAAATGATGTAGGACCATTTATATTTATTGGTATATCTATTGTTTCATGTCTATGATCTTTATCAAATAAATGAATTAACTCGTGAAATGATACCTTTTCAAATTCTTCTTCCCGCCAAATAAATATTTCTCGTAGCTTTGTATTAGTATAACCACTATTTATATGTTTGGGTGCAATTACTTTATTTAATTCTACTTTCTTTTTTAGTGGTGTTAAAACCATATATAAATTAACATCAATAACAGATGAACCTTTAATATAAGTTATTATTTTTAAAAATTGATTTAATCTTTTTTTAAATTTTATAAATTTTTTCCTAGTAGTTTTTATAAATATATTATTATTAGACCATTTAATATTAACATCATATGTTAAATCAGACCAATCTAAATTATCAATTACCCAATCAGTATTTGCTAATTTTAATAATTTTTTATTTGATATTTTATATTCAATAATCTTATATTCAATATCTGGTATATCATTAATATTATTTCTAATATCTTTTATTTTGTTAATGAATAAATTATTAATAATAATATCATTATTATTAATTAATTTAATAGTATTACTAGTAAATTCAAACCACATTAATTAAATGTATAAAGTAAATTTAATTATAAAATAATATATTAATATCCTAAATATAATAATTCATCAACAGTACAATTATTATAAAAATCTTCAATTAATGTTGTTCCATTAAAACTGGATAATTTAACACTTCTATTAATTCTATTTTGAATGGATGATTTAAACTCATCATACTTTGGAGAGTTAATAAAAGCATCATTATAATCATTATAACTAATAAAATTTAAACTATCAATATTTTTTTTATAATTAAATTTAATAAAAGCTGTAATTTCATTTTGAATATCTATATATAAATATCCTAACTTTTCTAAATGGTCTATTATGGCTTTTTTGGGTTCAATATTCATTCTTTTATCTCGGGTAATATACATATTAACAATTTCATTATGTTCTTGGTTCTGTTCTAGCATCATTGTATATATATATAATTATATGTCAATAATTATATAAATCAATTTTTATTGGATGTAATATAATTAATTACTTTATTTTGGACAAACATTATTTATATCAGAACCTAGCTGTTTAAGTTGTTCGCATACTAAATTATTATTATTTTTAATATAATACATTAAAAAAATAAGTAGTAAATAATATGGTAATTGATATAGAACAAAATGTTGAAGAGCAATAGATAATGAAGGTTTATTAGATTTAGATTTATCACTAACTAAAACTGATCCAGGTAGTGTTAAATAATACCAAACAAATAAAACTAACTGAGAAACCACTAAATACATTATAGATTCTTGGACGTCCATATTAAATTAAATTAGAAAATATATTTTTTATATATTTTTATATTTTTTTTATAAATCTAGTTTTTGATTTTTTATAAATCTAGTTTTTGATTTTTTATATATTTTATATATTTTTATATATTTTTATAAATTTAGCTTTTGATTTTTTAAAATCAACAATTGGTGGATAATATATAATATTTTCTTTTAGATATTTTATGTGACTAATTTCCCAAGAATGTATATCTTCATTAGGAACATCTTTTAATTCTGGTAACCATTTTTTTATATATTCACAATTTTTATCATATTTACGACTGTGAGCTTCTGGTGAAAATACCCGAAAAAAGGATTGAGCTGATGGGGCGCAATCTGCTATATTAGTCCATCCCCCCCAATTATTATATATATTATAATCTACCAAATTTTGAGCAAAAAACTTTTCTCCTTTACGCCAATCAATTAATAAATTTTTAATTAAAAATGATGCAACTAACATACGCATACGATTATGCATATAATTACTAACTGTTAATTGTTTCATAGATGCATCAACTAGAGGGTATCCTGTACGCCCATTACACCACGCATTAAAATGCTTAACATCATTAGACCATAATATATTATCACATTTAGGATAAAAATTATTATGAATTACACGTGGAAAATTATGAATTATTGTATGATAATAATCCCTAAAAATTAATTCTCTAATTAAACCATGATTTTTATTAAATGTTTTAACTATTCTATAATAAACTTCTCTAATTGAAACAACATTTAAATTTATATATGCCGATAACATTGTTGTTTTATATGATAATTGATCTCTAAATTCAACATATTTATTAAATTGTTTTAAATGTTTTAAAATTTTAAGTGCTTCATATCTACCACCATTAACATTTATATTTTTATTTATACTATATAATGAATCTAAATTATCAAAATAATATTTTATTTTTAATAATGCATTATTTTTATAAAATTTGAATTGTGTAAAATTATTAATTTGTCTAACTTTTAAATTATTATGTAAATAATTAAAATATAGAGTATAAACTAAAAATGGCTTACCATTTTTGGGATTTAATGTTTGTTCGTTAAGAATATCATATAATAATATATCTTCTTCACAATAAATTTTAATATTATTTTCAGTAGCAAATTTTTTAATATTATCATCACGTTTTTTACCAAAAGGGGTATATTCATAATTAAATCCAATTGAATTTATACCAATTTTTTTATTTATATATTCTAAAACTTCAAGTGTTGAACCATACATATAATATAATTCACCGTCTTTCTTTTTTAATCTGATATTATATTCTTTTAATGTTTCTATCATAAATTGTACTAATGCATTTGAAAAATAACTATTTAATGCAGGTTCTATTTGTATAGGATCAAATATAAAAAATGGAGTAATATTTTTTTCTTGTTTATATTGTAATATCATTGTTGTATTATCTTCATAACGTAAATCTCTGTGATGTAAAAAAATATTAAGTTTTGTCATTATATTATATATATATATAATATAAATGGGAAATATTGTTTCGTTATATAAAAATTATAATATATTTGCACTATATAAAAAATATAATATATTTACATTACTGAGACTAAATAAAACGACATCCATCATTAGTACAGTATTTTATAGTATTACATTATTATTAGGTATTTATGAATCTATACGCAAACATAATTTGATATATTTATTATTTGCATGTTGTTGTCCACCGTGTTTTTTATTATATTTTGCTGTATCTAGATTATTATCTTTTAATAAACATCATAATAATAATAATAATAATAATAATAATAATAATAATAATAATAATAATGAAGAAAAAGAAGAATAATAATAATAATGAAAAATTATAAAAATATTGAATAATAATAATATAAATAGTAGTTTATATTATTATTAATGTCAAAATCCCGTAAAATATGCATAGTTTATACCGAAACAAATGGTTTACATACCACTAATGAAGATGTTAGTAAAAAGAATTTATACTGCTTTGCTAGACTAGTAGTTTTAAATTATGAAATAGGCTATAGAGAAAATAATAAATTTATATCTACTAAAAAAGTAAGAACAATAATAAAACCAAGATGTATGAATATTACTGAAGATTCAATAAAAATACATAATATTACTATGGATAAAGCAATTAATGAAGGTAGTTGTATAGAAAATACATTAGATATATTTTTAAAAGATATAGCTGATGTAACAGTCATAGTATCACATAATATTGAATTCCATTTGAAAACAATAATTAGTGAATTTGTAAGATATAATAAATATTGTAATTTTAGTAATTTTATAATTATTGATACAATAAGTTTTTTTCATTCAATGGTTTATCCCAAATTAGATGTATTACTTAATTCATTAAATATTAAAAAAGCAAATAAAGATATTACTAATTTAGAAAAAATTAGACGTGTATTTATAAAATTATATGAAAATTATGAAAATAGTATTTTATTAGAAAAAAAATAATTATCTACTAAAACAAGGTGTTGATTTCCAAGTAAATTTATTTTTTTTATTTTGAGGATCAGTAGGCATATTATTATTAAAAGTATTACAAGTATCCTGAGTAACAAAATCAACACATTCAAAATCATAATGTTGGCATGAACCTAATTTTGAATTATCTATAGAACAATTATCATTAGACCAATTATTTACACCATCAAATAATAATTGATTATTTTGGTCTAATTCAAAATTATTTAAATTACAATCTTCATTATTATAAACTGTATATGCATACTTAAAACTATCATTAACTAAATTTTTTTTAACTAAACAACATTTATTTGATCGTAATTCAATATAACTATTATTATATTGACCATTATTTTTATCTAGTGTATTATCATTTATTGTTGTTGGAATTAAATTAAATCTATTTTCATATATTGAAGTTGTAGTATCTGTATTTGCATTATTAGAAAAATTAATTGTATAATAGTCTTTATTTTTTATAAATGATTTGGGTGTTGATGATGTAACTGTATTAAAATAACTAAAATTTTCTATATTAAAAAATAGTATTAATATAGAAAATAATAAAATAAATATTATTATTAATTTCATTATTATTGATTAGATATTTACACAATATTTATTTTATAAATTTTCTCCCGCAAAATTAAAGTGAAAAACTTCACTTTACACTTTATCATAAAATGAATAAACATAAACAATATCATATATAATATATATAGTTAGAATTATAATTAACATCTAATTTATGTAATAAAATAAAATAGTATTAATTATCATTTATGTAAAGCCATCAATAAATATCACGAGTGAATAATGTTAGCCCAATGTTAACCTTTTTAAAATTAATGTTAACCTTTTGTTAACCTTTTTATTAAATATAAATTAAATAAAGTATCCTAAACAAATAATAATATATTATTAATAATGAATGAGTTAAATATAATTAATATTACTAAATTATGTACTATATTAAAAGATAGCTTACCAACACAAAAATATAAAATAACTGGTGAAGTGAGCCAACCTAAATTATCACAAGGACATTTATATTTAACATTAAAAGATAATAAATCGTCTATAAAAGCAATAATATGGAAAACTAAATATGAAAAAATGAAAAATAAATTATGTGATGGAGATAAAATAACTGTATATGGTAGTTTAGATTATTATAATTTTACTGGTACAATAAGTTTAATAATTGATAATATAGTTGATAACGAGGGTGTTGGTGAATTACAAAAAAAATATGATTTTTTAAAGGAAGAATTTAAAAAGAAAGGGTATTATGATAATAAAAATAAATTACCAATGCCAAAATATATTACAAATATATTAATTATTACCAGTTCAAATGGTGCTGCCATCCAAGATTTTATATTTAATTTATCAAATAATAAATCAAAAATAAAATATGAAATAATTGATGTTCCAGTTCAAGGTTATGAATCGCCTAAAATTATTTCTAATAAATTAAAGGAATTAAATAATATGGAATTAAATTATGATTTAATAATTATAACCCGTGGTGGTGGTAGCTATCAAGATTTATTTGGTTTTTCAGATGAAGAATTAATTGAAAGTGTTTTTTCTTTTACAAAAATTCCAATTATTAGTGCAATAGGACATCAAATAGATAATCCCTTATTAGATTTAGTAGCTGATTATTCATGTCCTACGCCGTCATTAGCATCTCAATTTATTGTAGATATAAATAAATCATATATAGCTAACTTAATTGAATTAAAAAATAATTATAAATTTACTATTATAGATAATCTTCATAAAAATCAAAAAAATATATTAAATTATAATAATAGATTAAAAGAAACATTTAATGAATTATATACTATACAAGCTGAATTTAAAAATAATTTATTGTTAGAATTAAATAATAATAAATTAAAATTAGATATGTTATTAAAATCATTAGATAATCCAAATATAGAACTATATGATTTAAATTATACAAAAATTATAAATCCTAATGATTTAATAAAAAATAATATATTAATAATGAGATGGAATAATCAAGAATTTAAAATTAATATATTATAAATGAATAAACAAAGCATTTAAACATATATAATCTATTAATATTAATGAGTAAACCATTAATTGAATTAGAAAATAAAATTAATAATTTAAATAAAATTGATAGTTGGGAAAATAAAATAATAGAAATTAAACAAATTAAAATAGATATTGAAACTGAAAATGAAAATATAAATAAAATTTTATTAACATTAGATAATCCAACAACAAAAATTAAGGAATATAATATTGATAAAATTATAAATGATTTTGATAATTGTGATCTTTCAAAAAAAATAAAATATTATCATAGTTTAAATAATTACATAAAGAATATAGAAAAATTAATTTAATATTTAAATAGTAAATTAATATTAAATTAATGAATATGTTTGAAACTATGTTAGATACATTATATAATAATTTAGAATTAAAAAAAGAAAATTCAAAAATTATATTACCAGAACCATTATTAATTAAAAGTGGTCATAAAACTGTATGGAAAAATTCAAAAGATTTTTTACGGTTATTTAATAGACATCCAGATGATTTTACAAATTATATTAATAAAGAAACAACAACTAAAATTAATTGGATATCTGATTCTAAATCAGATGGGTGTATTTTTCAAAGTAAAATAAAAAAAGATTATGTTTATGAATTAATGAAAAAATATATATCTGATCGTATAATGTGTAAAGGTTGTAAAAGTCTTGATACATTAATAATAAAAAATCAAGAATTAAGAAAACATAATTTTAAATGTTGTAACTGTAATAATGAATTATATATTTAAGTTATCAATCATTTTTTTTTGAAAATATTTTTTTTTATATTTTAAATATTTTTTAGTAATTATTTTTAATTCTTCTTTTAATAATTTAATTTTTGTTTTATCATTATTATCATTATTATCAATACTATTAATATTATCAATATTATCAATACTATCAGTGCTATCAGTACTATCAGTACTATCAATATTATTAAATTCTATAATTGTATTTTGTGTTAAATGCTTAGCTAAAATTCCTAAATTAATATTTAATTTTAAACAACTTAATTTTTCTTTAATTTTTAAATTAATTTTAAAGTTATCTAAAATTAATTTTGGATATCTAATACTAATATTAATTAATTTTTTATAATACTTATCATTAAAATTCTGTTCTTTCATATTGAATAAACAAAATATTATTTGCCCCAAACATTCAAAATCATTAGAACATAATGAACATGGAACAATATATAAATCTATCATTTTATTCCCCAAAAAATATATCCATTTTATAAAATCAGTTTCTATTTTAAAATATTTAAACATTTCAAAATGATTAATTATAATTATTTTAAGTCTTGAATCAAAGTTATCAGGAAATAAATTTTTATTTAATTTGTCATAAAAATATAATAATTCTTTATTATCTAATAATATTTGTAGATAATTAAATCTTTTATTAATATGTTGCCACGTTAATCTATTTAATATATCGTGTAAAATAATATATGTTGTTAAATTTTGTTTAAATTTAGCTATCTTACTATTAGATATTTTTGTTTCTAGTAAGTCATATGTTTTAGATTTTGATGAAAATAAAATTTTAAAAATTTGTATATGTAAATTATCATATGTAAATTTAATTAAAATATCATTTTTATCAATTAATAAATAGAATATTTTTAGTATATTAAAATATATTATTTTTAATTTATTTGGTATTATTAAATTTAAATTATTATTAAATATATAGTTATCATTATTATTACTATTATCATTATTATTTACATAAATTTTTGTTATATTAAATAGAGAAAAATATAATATATTATCAAAAATTTTATCAATTTCTTTTTTATTATATTTAATTGGGTATGTATAATTAAAAAATAAAGCTTCTAATATAATATTAATATTATTAGAATATTTATCACATATTGAATAAAAGAATTCATCAGAATAACTATTACTTTTAATAATTTCAATATCTGTTTTTATTATATCATTTTGATTATTTTCTAAAATAAATGATATCAAATTAGATTTATACTGGTCTTTTAAAAAATAATTAATAATATTATCTACTAATTTAATATCTAACTTAGCATTATATTTATTAATAATAATATTAATTATATCATTGTTATTTAATAATTGTAAATATAATTTATAAATATTAATTTTTGTATCAGGGGGATAAATATACCATTTATATTTATAAAAATCTAATATAATATTTAATTCATCAATATATATTAATGAATTATTTATCTGAATCACTTTAACAAAAATAAATTTACTTTCATTAATTAATAAATAATAATTTAAATTTTCTTTGATATCTATTAAATTTAAATTATTATTATTTATTTTTTCTAAATGTTCATTAATTGTATATTTATTAGAATAATTAATACTATATTTAATATTTTTTAAATTGTTAGCTATTTGTATAATTTTTTTTATTAATTTATTTTTTTTATTGGAATTATTTAACCATAATATAAAACCAGAACAATTTAATAATAAATTAATCATTTCCCAAAATTCTTTATTAAATTTTGTATTATTAACCAGAAATAAATATTGATTATTTATTATATCAAAAATATTATTTTGGTACTTATATAAATTATTAAAGTCTATAATTTGTAAATTAAAATTAGTATTGATAATTTCATTTAAATTAAAAAAAAAATCTAATTTATTTTTTAAATTTGAAGTTAAGTTAATAATAAAAAAATAAATTGATAAAATATATTTATCTATAATAAAAAATCTTAAAGGAAAATAAATATTTAAATACGATATACCATTAATATTATTACAAGTTAATAATTTAATTAATGATAAATCATATTTATTTATATTATTATCAGTTATACTAATATTATTTGTAATATTTTCAAATATAGATAATATAAAATATTTTTCATATTTAGTTAATGTAAATAAAGTATATACAACTTTACTATTGATAATTATTGGTAGTTTTACAATCATAAATTATTAATAATTTTAAAGTAATGCTTAAATAATAAATTATATAAAGCGTTTAAAGATTATTATACTATTAAACTAATGGAAAATAATGATTTTGAAAGTTTAAATTTAGCTACTAATTTATTAAAGGGTGTATATCTATATGGTTTTACAAAGCCATCAAAAATTCAAATAACAGGAATTAAAAGTATTAATACAGGTAAAGATTGTATATTACAATCCCAATCTGGAACAGGTAAAACGGCAACTTATTTATTAGGTATTTTAAATAGAATTGATATAACAGAAAAAAAATGTCAGGGAATTATTTTAACACCAACCCACGAATTATCAGAACAAGTATATAACGTAGCTATTGAATTAGCAAAATTTACTGGTATTAATATAGTTAAATGTATTGGTGGAACAAATATGATAGAAACTAGAGAAAGTTTAAAAACAGTTCAGTTAGTAATTGGAACAATTGGACGGGTTAGTCATATGATTACTGAAAAGAGAATTAATACCCATACAATTAAATTTGTTATATTAGATGAAGCTGATGTAATGTTAGAAGATGGGTTATGTGATAAATTAAAATTAATATATGAAAAATGTCCTGAAAATATACAAGGTATTATGATATCTGCAACAATGTCATATAATGTTATGAACGTATCTAGACATTTATTACATGATCCAATTAAAGTTCTTCTAAAAAATTCAGAAATTGCTGTTGATTTGATTAGTCAATTTTATGTAAATGTTGAATATGAGGATTTAAAATTTGATACTTTATTAGATTTATATAGTATTATGTCAACATCACAATCAATTATTTTTGCAAATACAATAAAAAAAGTAGATTGGTTAAAAGAAAATTTAGAAAAAAATAATTTTGAAATTACATATATTCACGGTAAAATGACTTCCAAAGAAAGAGAAGATATTGTTAAAGAATTTAGAGATGGTAAAACTAGAATATTATTAACTACTGATTTATTAGCACGTGGGATTGATATACCACAAGTTAATTTAGTAATTAATTATGATTTACCCCCTAATAAAGAAACATATATTCATCGTATTGGACGTTGTGGTAGATTTGATAAAAAAGGGGTAGCTATTACAATGGTTAAAATGGAAGATGCATCAGATAATAAATTATTTACTAGAATGACATATTATTATCGTATTAAGATTGATGAATTACCAGACAATATAGAAAAATATTTATAGGAAAATATTTATAGGACAAATATAATTATTTTATTTATAATAATAAATAAAATAATAATAAAATAATTTAATAAAATAAATTAAACTGGCAAAAAGAAATCAATTAAACTGGTAAAAAGAAATCAATTAAACTGGTAAAAAGAAATCAATTAAACTGGTAAAAAGAAATCATTTTTAGTAAATCCAAATTTAATAACATCATTAAATAGGGCTTCTTCTTCTAATCCAATAAATGTAATACGCCCACCATTTTCATTTTTGGTATATTCTGAATTTTCTAATTTATTTGTATCTAATAATAATTCAAAACATCCTGTTCCACCTGGTATAACACGACCTAACA